GTTATCTGGTAGACATAATAAGAAACTCTTGAAGTGAAAATCGACACTCAACAAATGCTTATTTTAAGCCATTTTTTGAACATTTGTCTCCACTAACACCAGTTATACCACCATTGAGTCTCCACGAAAAACAGTTATTTTAGCATTATGAATGGTATTTTTGTATTGTTTTTCGACAAGATTATCACCCGATTGAGAGATGGTGTCAAGTACATCTGCAAATTTATTCATCTCTGTCTCCATATGCTGTGGCATAACAGATGTATAGAGATCCATTGTCATTTGTAATGTAGCATGTCCCAGATATTTTTGTACTGTCTTTGGTGTAATACCAGCTTCAAAGCAACGTGTGGCAAATGTGTGACGAAAACAATGAGCAGAAAATGATTCCATTTCATCTAAATAGTCTTTTGTTAGATTGATCTCTTCAATGATTTTGTTGATTGCATCACATACAATTTGAGAATTTAAAGGTGTATTAAATCTTGTTGTGAATAACAAATCTACACAATCTTCCCTGACATTTTTTGTGATTGGCTGTTTGGACGCTACAGCTCTTTTTTGCATGAACTGCTTCTTTAAGGCTAATTCACATTGTCTATTAATTGGTATCTTTCTTGTACTTGTATTTGTCTTAGGGTCTTCAAAATGAAAATCCTTTTTGGCATCACCTTCGTATTGTTGGTATACAAGCGTTTTTCTGACATTGATGACCATATGATCCCAATCAATATCTTCCCATTTTAACGCTGCAAGTTCTCCAATTCGCATTCCTGTTGATACAGCAGTTACGAATAGATTGTCGTAGAATGTGCCTTTACAACAATCGAAGAAGGTTACTTGTTCTTCTCTGGTTAATACTCTAATATCTTTTTTTTCGTCTCTTTTTAAAGTGATTCCTTTCGCTGGATTTCTTCGCACATATTCATTAATCAGAGCTTTATTAAAAATATCAACCAGTAAGATTTTTACTTTATTACAAGTTTCAAATTTGTATCCATTCTCTTTTAACTCTTTGAGCCTCTTTTTAATTTGATATTGAGTGATATCTGCTAAATTGAACATTCCAAGATAAGGTGATATATGCTTTTTGTATACTGTATTGTAATATTTCTTTGTATTTTCACGTATCACATCAAACTTATAAACATTCATCCATTCTTTATACCACTCATCTAGTGTGACACTTTCTCTAATGTTTATTTGTTTATCATCTTCATATAAGGCTTCATTGTATCGCTTTTTGACATCTTTTAAATCGTTGCCTGAAATCGATATTCTTTTGCCAAAACGATCAACGTATCTTGCTTCGTATCTACCACTCTTTTTTTGGACAATACCTTGCCCTAATTCTTTTCCTTTTAGATCTTTGCCCAATCGTAATTCCTCCTTTATATAAGGCAAAGAATCTCTGCGTGTATGTATTATACCACACAAAGATTCTTATTGTTATATCAATCTCATATAAAATGCTTACTATTTAAATATTTCTCGAATTCATTTCTTTTAATTAACTGTTTATTACCCACTTTTAATAAGAAAGGACATGCCGTTGCGGATAATAGTTTTCTAATTGTAGTTTCTCCAATATTAGAGTATATCGATGCTTCTTTAATGGTAAGATTAATCTTATCCTTAATTTCCACTGTTTGTTCTATATATGCTCACCTCTTTAATTTGTTCCAGTAGACCCAATTCCACCTCTTGATTCATCATCTAAATGATCAACTTCTACGAATTCGATCTCAGGCTGAATCTTCTGGATCTCAAACTGACAAATTCGATCGTTCTTATGAATTATAGTGTCTCTCATAGCAATAGCAGGGAATTTCCAACAGTCATTATCTCCGCTGTAACTATTATCTATTTGACCAACACTATTTGCTAGAATAATGCCAAAATTCTTATATGTACTACTTCTTGGGTACACATTTGCTTTGTAACCTTTAGGCAACTTCATGCCTACGCCAAGAGAAATTAGCCGGAATTCACCCTTCTTCATTTCTACTGTTTCGGCAGCACGAAGATCAATTAAATCTCCCTTGCTAATCTTTTCCATTTTATCTATCTCATCGTCAAAATACTTTATCTTAATTGTTTCCATATTATAAGTTCTCCTTTAAATATTTAATATACTTATCCCACTTGCCAATAGAATGTATGTATTCCTTGCCACGCAATCCTTTTAATCTCATATCAGCTTTTATTTCGGATAATGGATGTTTCTTTGATACCAACGACTTAATAAAAGAATTCTGTATAACATTAATACTGAGAAGCTTGTTTGGGGGTATATTTTGGATTATTTCTTTATACTTATTCAAGGCTTCATCTTGTATTCTATATTCATTATTTCGTGGTAAATTCTTGCTTGAGAATGGTGATATATTTGCACCATTGGTTCTAGGTTTTAACAAGGGAATAATTTTGTCAGAATTGACATATTTGAATTCAAATAGTATTTCTTCATCTGTTTCTTCTATATTATATATGATTGAAGGATTTGTTTCTTTAATCTTTTGAATGATATTTCTGCCACGTCCGATTGATGGAATATATGCTAACAAAGTGCTATTACCTTGGTAGAATACTTTATTTCCAAACTGACAGTCGATGTATAAATCTATGTCTTCATATTGTCCATTAATTTTGCGTGGGAAATCATTTGTATTTATATCTATTGGTGCTTTGATCCGATAAATGCCTTTAAACTTCTCTATTAGATATGATATTGTTCTTCACCTTCTTCTGTGAATGATGATATAAGATCATCACCTGTTTTGGCTGCACTACATAATGATGCAACTGTTATACCGAGAATGCAACCAAGAAAAAATGTTATAATTGCTACTGCCATAAAGGTATACCTCCTTTTAATCTAATCACAATATAAAACTACTTTGTTCTTAGCAAGAGATTGTTTTACATCAATTACCCTTTGGTTCTTTGAACCTCTCCACTTGAGCGTGAGGTCTTTTTGCTCATCTATATATTCTCCGTCAACCACGATATTACATAGCTCTATAATCTGATGTCGTTTGATATATAATTCATATATATCTTTTCTTAAATTTGACTCTAATGGGATAAAACTGTTGTATGAATCATACATTATCAATTTTTCCCATCGGAATCCAGTATAGAGCCAGATAGTTTTCTCAGAAAAAGAAATACGGATTTCCTTAATTAAATCTAAAACCCCATCTAAATTCTGTTCAGCTAGGCACTCACCACCAAGGAATGATACTCGTTTAATATATGGTCTATCAATTATTTTCATAAATTTATCTTTTATTTCTTCTGTCCATTCTTTACCACCATTAAAATCCCATGTTTCAGAATTGAAACAATTGAAACAATGGAACGGACATCCTTGAACGAAGAGGGAGACTCCAACTCCCTCTCCATTAGAAATATCAAGATTATGTATACTTGAATATCTCATATTTAATCCTCCGTATATTCCATGTCGTCCAAATGATAAACACGATCATGAATGTCACCATACCTACCCTGATTACCACCATTTTTTGCAGTACCAATATAACCGCAAACTCTAAATGCTATATCCATTGTTGTATTGTCAGTGTTCCCACAGCTAGGACATTCCCATTTAAGTCTATTATTTTCGTCTGATACAAGAGGAATATCACCATCAAAGCCACATTTTTCACAATAACAACTCTTTGTGTTAATCTCTGCATACATGATATTGTTATAAATAAACTTAATAACTTCTAATATAGCAGGAATGTTATGACTCATGCTTGGTACTTCGATATATGAAATTGCTCCTCCTGGACTTAATTTTTGGAATTTTGATTCGATTCTTAACTTTTCAAATGCCGTAATATGTTCAAAGACAGGAATATGATATGAATTAGTAATATAATTTCTATCAAAACCATCTAATTTTTTAAAGATATCGCTACCGAAACGAGATTTTAGGCACTTTGCAAATTTGTAAGTTGTGCTTTCCAGCGGTGTTCCGTACAAACTATAGTCAATGTTTTCAGCTTGTTTCCACTGATTGCATTTATCATTTAACGCCTGCATAACCTTTAGTCCAAATTCTTCGCCAATCCCTTCATCAGAATGAGAATGACCAGTCATAAATTTTACACATTCGTATAAGCCAGCATAACCAAGTGATATTGTAGAATAACCATCATAAAGAAGTCTGTCGATTTTTTCATGTTTCTTTAATCTTGCATATGCTCCATGCTGCCATAGAATAGGTGCTACATCAGAAGACGTACCAAGTAATCGCTCATGTCTTGCTCTTAATGCTTTATGGCATAATTCCGTTCTTTCTTCAAAGATTTCCCAAAACTTATCAAAATCTCCGTCAGATGAGAAAGCAATATCTGGAAGAGAAATTGTTACAACACCTTGATTAAATCGTCCATAATATTTGTGTTTGCTTGGATCGAAGTTCTTTGCGTTTGCAATATTTCCTACTTTATCTGTAAATCTATCAACGGTCAGAAAACTTCGGCAGCCCATGCATGTATAGACATCACCTTTTAATTCAAGCATCATTTTTTCGGATATGTAATCAGGGACAAGTCTCTTAGATGAACATTCAGCAGCTAATTCTGTAAGATACCAATATTTAGAATCTTCTGTAATGTTATCTTCTTCTAATACATAAATAAGCTTTGGAAATGCAGGAGCAATGTAAACGCCATCTTCATTTTTTACCCCTTGAATTCTCTGGTGAAGCATTTCTTCAATTAACATTGCCAAGTCAGCTTTCTCATATTCGTTTTTTGCTTCGTTCAGATACATAAAAATTGTGATAAAAGGTGCTTGTCCATTTGTTGTCATAAGCGTGACCAACTGATACTGGATTGTTTGAACACCTTTTTCTATTTCTTCTTTTAATCGTTTATTTGTTATATTAACGACTTCTGCAAGGTCTTCATTATAGTCACTAATCAATCCATTATCATATAATTCTTCTGTTACATTCTTTCTGATTGATTTTCTACTCACATTAACAAATGGAGCAAGATGAGCTAAAGATATGCTCTGTCCACCATATTGATTACTGGCAATTTGTGCAATTCCTTGTGTGGCAATATTACATGCCGTAGAAAATGCATGAGGTTTTTCGATTAACACTTCACTAATTACTGTGTTGTTTTGAAGCATATCTTCTAAATTAACTAACCCACAGTTATGCATATGTTGAGCAAAATAATCTGCATCGTGAAAATGAATAATACCTTCATTATGAGCTTGAATAATTTCAGGAGACAATAAATATCTTTTTGTAGCATCTGTGCTTATAATTCCTGCCATATAATCTCGTTTTGTAGGATTTAAAATTGGATTTTTATTGGCATTCTCGTGTAACCAATACTCATTATCATCATCCAATAGGCTATTAATTTCTTCATCTGTTGTATTCTCATTTTCTCTCTGAAACTCACGAATACTTCTATATCCCTCGTATGCTTTTGCAGTAAGTCTCTGCTTTTTAGTAATCAATTTATCATAAACCATTGATTCAATATCAGAGATGCTTACTTCGTCTTTATCCTTGCATTCATTTTCAATCTCGTCTGCAATATCTTCTGCAATCTTTTGTTTTACAATACCTGAACCATTTTTCATTGCTTTAAGAATTGCTACTGAGATTTTTGATTTATCAAAATTAACTTCCGTACAATCTCTTTTAATTACTTTTGTCAATATATATATCCTCCTATCTGTTTCTCATAATTCCGTCCAAATTATAGTGGGTTAGAAATTCATCAGAAGTCTCCGGATGACCAGCTAAGAACTCTTCTACATCTTTGCCGATGGTTGGATTATTGTTCCATACTGTCACAATGTCACTCAACACATCGTACATACTTCTAAATTCGTCATCATTGCCTGGGTTCCTTGTTTCAACACCAAGCGAATTGATATACTCTTCTGCTTTTAATAAATCGTTTGTCATTGCTGTTTTTACTTCATATTCTGCTTTACTAACGTTCATTTTATCTCCTTTCCTGATTCCACAAGAAATCAACCTTTCCACCTACTCTTGATCAAACCACTTGCATATCACTGCTGTTTGATAAGGTAATCTGCCATAATTATCAACTATACAATCTGCAAGTGTCTCCATCCCTTGATTTCTCACCTTTAACTTCTTGTTACGTTTTTTCACCTTTTTAACGGCATCTTTTGTAGTATATATAGACATTATTCGATGATTAATTTCATGTTTATCTACCTTTAAATAAATAGACTTAAACTCTGGGAAGTACGAAACTAATGTATGTAACTTTGCCATATCTTCTACTATAACAACTTTATTTCCACCAGCATAATCAGAATATTTAGTTCCGATATAATTAATACCATCATTTGTTTCAAAAGCTTCCCAATATAGGAACTGGTCACTATCAATCATTTCACAAAATTCTTTGTCACTAATATGATAGTTATTATCGTATCCATAATCAGGAGTTGTCGTATAATATCTAATGGTATCGTATCCCATAGTCAATAATTCATTTAACACAGTATGTCTACCACTACATTCTTGCCCTATTAATGCAATGCTCATATACATTCCTTTCTTATATAATTCTCTCTGAGCACAAATTCAGAGTCCAATAAGTTGTTGAGTCATCATAGTTGCGGTAATCTACTGCCATCTGATAATCTCTAATACTATATTCTCTGTTTCCATGTGTTGCGGTTATCATATGATCAGGTCTACTCAATAATTCATTCGCTAACTCATGGCTTGTCATATATTTCACTACTTAACTAAACCTCCTAAAAAATCATTAACATCATGCCATTTTTTACATCTTATACCTTGCCAATCTTTGTTCCATGTATATATATCTCCAAAACATATATTAATCATTGCATTTGATGTAATTAAATTATTATAAGAATCATCAATGAAAATACCATTACTCATATCTATATGTCCTTTATTTTTATATTGTTTCAAATTAACTCCTATAAAATCACAATAAGGTAAATTCTCCTTAATCCAAATTGATTTGCCATATAGATTTGGACTATAACCAGCAGAAACAATACTTATCTTATAAGTTTCTTTCAGTTTATCTAACATCTCTTTTGCATAATCCATATATTCTATATATCGGAAAAATCTTGGTTGATTAAAATATGAATCAATATATGATGGTTTAGCACAATTACACTCTTCAAAATTCCACGTATTAATTTCCCACCAATCAATACGCTTAAATTTTTTATAATATTTAAAATCTTCATTGTACATCTCACATATGGCTTTAATCGTATTAACTATGCACCCATCAGTCATAATCGATATACAAATCACGTATTCGACCCACTAAAATCACCTCTTCTTTATATATAATATTTTACAAAACAAAATCTTTAATATCCTGATAGAACTTATCCAATACGGATAGATCGTCAGAATGAATCTTTATTTTCACTGGCTTCGAAATATCTAAGCTGAAGATACCAAGAATTGATTTTGCATCAATGACATACCTACCCTTAATAATATCTATATCTTCTTCATAACTAAGTGCAATTGCATTTAATCGCTTTGCTCCATCAATGGTATCTAATTCAATCCAATACTCTTTAAACATATTTACCTCCTTACCATAGCTTTACAATCTGCCCAATTGTATACATTTCGTCAGGTGCTTTTGGTAGCTCAAATTGTTTACCGCATTTCACACACTGACACATATATTTACGTTCACTCTTTTCACATCTGATTATTTTGTAAGATTTATGCTTACAGAAACTCTCAAACATTCTCTCTCACCACCTCTAAGCTAAATGCTGCTCATATAATATAATACTTTCGACTTTTCCAATTGCTTCTGATATATCTCCATTGTTGTCTACATGATATGAATGTTTTGGATCAATATTAAAATAAATCTTATTAAACTCTTCCTCTTCTTTTATGTAATTAGCTTGCCAATTATCTGCTGTAGACCTTTTCTTCGATCGAAGCTGTAACTGGTCAGTATCACAGTCAATCCAAATGTCAATCAACTGTAGATTTGGAATATCTCTTGTCGTGTTAATTAAGTCTGAATAACCACTTGGATTAATGATATATAAGTCAGAATTCATTAACTGCGACTCTGTTGCGAAAGAACAATAGCCTGATCTTTCTGTATAGGCAACCATGTCATCCATATATTTATTTACATCGTCAGCAGAAATAAATGTGTGATCACAATGTTTTCCGACTTCATTCTTACGTCTTGCTCTTGTCGTATAAGATTTCAAGACTTTTAACTTCATATCTTTTGCAACTGCACTCACAATTGTTGATTTACCAGATGCAGTTCGCCCAATAATACAAAATACTTTATGCATATGTGTATACCTCCTTACCAGTTAACCGCAATGTCAATTTGATTTGGATTACTGTCAGCAAATCCACCAGTATCAACGACAATTGCTGTTCCTAAACTTGTTTCAACTAATGATCCTCGTGGGTGAACATCAAGATTTGCTGCACACATAATATAATTGCCAAGCATTTTGCAGCCATCTTCCCTCACCCAATATTCATCGGTGTTCCCCATATTTCTCATAATAGATACACAGCCTGACATATCTAGGTTATAATATGTTTCTTTATTCCCATTGTAATAATTCACACCTTTAGAAGCCGTAAGCACACTATCTGAGTTATATGTTATTTTTATATTCTCTTTTTCAATTGTTGTTGGAATATCGTTTATGATTTCTGTTTCAATTGTTTCCTCAATTTTAATTTCAGAAATGCCATAATCTTCTATTTCGATAATTCTTGGCTCATTAGATACTTCATAATCCGATACTGGATTAGAATAAATAAGAATTGGTTGAATGTCATTATTTGGATCTTCAATGATAAGATTGACTTCTTTTGATGCTTTGTTATATGTTTGATCTACGGCTTTGTTCACATGATGTAAAACAATAATATTTACAATCAGTAGAATAATTGCAATCATCAATATCACGCAATAAAATGTGTCTCGTTTTAATATTTCTTTTAACTTTCGTATAAAAATAAATTCATCTCCTTTACTTATTATCTGATTTAAAAACTGTTCTTGCCAAAATCAATGCTAACCAAATACCTGTTGAAATAGACCACCTGAATGTCCATCCAAAACATAGCGTAATAAGCTTGATGATGCCACAAGTTGCAAGCCAGCTTACAGCATATGCAAGTATTATAATGATAATAAATCCAATGATTAGTAAGATATTGCTTGACATTTTATCTTTTAATTTACTCACATCTTCTTCTTTCAATTAGTTGTAAGATGGTTCTGTTTTATCGGTTCTCACAATTTCGAAAATAGGGAACTGAACTGAGATTCCACCATCTTTATTTTTAGTTTCTGCTTTGAATTTAATTTGCACAATTTTTCCTATAATCTCATCAGGATTATTCCAATAATAATCTCGCTGCTTATCTGTAAATCCAGATCCTACACCAAGATCATATCCCTTGTAATCACATTTGATTAATCCCAATGTACCTTTATATTTACCATCACCCTCAATAATTTCAGTACAACGAATATCGGAATGCTTAAATGACTTGATTTTAAGAATCCCGTTGTTGCGTTTATTCTTCCATTTAGTATCTTTATTAAGCATAAGACCTTCCCAACCGTCTTTATCTGCTTTATCAAGTAATAATGGAATAACTGATTTATCAGTTCCTTCATATATAATAGGTACAACTTCAAGATTGTCGGTATTCAGTCTCGAAATGGCTACAGTAAGAGGGTTAATTAACTGAGTTCTGCGTTGCCGATACGTCAATTGACTTTCACCATATATAAACTCTTCGACTGGGAGTATTTCATAAATTACAAATTTAATACAAGATTTATCAGAATCATCAGAATTGATAATGCCAGTTCCTAACTGGAAATTATCATTATCAGAAAGGTTATCATAATTTTTACGAATTAATTCTCCATTAAGAAAGAAATTATCTATATTAGGAAGTCTTTTAAGGTCTTTGATTATATGATCAAGTCCTGTAAATGGCTTACCTTGTCTACTTATCAATTGTCCGTGTTTCCATCCGGCATTAGATCCGTTCATTTTTTGAGACAGAGCAAACCACTCTCCCTCTTTTGGTTCATTCTTTTTTGATATAGGATAAGCTTGCTGTACGTCCCAAGATGGGATTAAGCCAGGAATAACATTATTGACGACTTTCTTATCACATCCAAGACGGAATTTCTTTGTAATTAAGTCTATGTAAAAACTACGATATTCTTTAGGTTGCTCATTGATAAAACTTTGTATCATTGAAATATCATAATCTGTTCCTGTATTATTAGTTTTCAAATATTGTATAACATCTTCAAATTCTGCCAAAATATAATTTGATGGATGAACTTTCTTAGAAATTTTCTTGGTAGACAAACCAGTTTGTATATTAGAATCACATAGAAATTTTAAACATTTCTTGAATAATTCATTATCTTTATTGTCATTGATAATCACTTTCTTCTCATTTAAACTGCTCGTAGATTGTATCTGTTTAAATAAACTAATTACGGTTTCCATCGTCCACCTCCTCTCCACAATATTCTTTTAAATATGTAAGCATCTTATTTTCCTCAATGAAAAACGGATCAATTTTCTTGTCGCAAGATACCCATCCAAGAAAATTCATCATAAGTTGTCCGTATCTCCAATCAGGAAAATATTTCTTCCATATTCTATTTAATTCTGCTGTAAATTTATCTATACGTGCTAGATTTCTAATTATGATCGCCTCCTATGAAATGAACATTTACTTGTGTACTTCATAAAACCATTCATTGTATAAATCATATCTATTTTGAATATTAAGCCAATTAATTTCCTTATTATTATCCTTTGCCCATTTAATAAAATCAGTAATTTTTCCACAACAACCAAACTCAGGGCAACCTGCACGATAAATACAATGAGGAACTAACACATCTGATTCATAAGGATGTGTCTTATGCAATTCAATTTTGAAGTCTTCTGCCAATTCAACTGCTTCTGGTGTAGCATTGCCACACAATCTTTTTCTCCAACTATCAATAAGGTTTTGCATATTAGCATAACCATCAAAATTAACTAATGCATCTTGTGGTTTCTTACCTCGTGGAGTATCATCAACCAATCTATCATCTCTTTGTGAGCTAATAAATTTTTCAAATTTATGTCTCGACCACTCCGTACTCAACCAGTAATAAATACTTTTCCACGACCAATCAAATTCAAGTAATCTAATTGGCGAATGTTCAGATATAAGCAACTTCTTTTTAAAAGTGTCTGTTGCTTCATTCTCTGTAAAATCTTTATTATCCGTGGTTCTACAATGATTTTTTACTCTCTTCCAATCATCACCGAACCAGTTAAAAACTGTTTTCATTTTAATTCTCCTATTTTTTTTAATCTATTCATAAGAAATAATGGATTCTTGCTACTATATTATTCTCCTTCTAAAATCTCTTTTGGACAGTAAATAATCTTCTTACCTGCTTTCTGTGCTTTACGAATTGTTGACCAAACACCACCAGATTTATTGCCATCCCAAATTGCAAGAAGTACATCACAATGATCAACCATATATTGATCTCTCACATTGTCACAACCTTTATAGAATTTATCAGCTAATTCAATCCATTCATCAGCTTCGTTTTTGAGCTTGCTGTAATATTTATTTGATGAATTATAATCTTTGCAAGGTAAAATACAGTGTAATTTTAAATCTCTGTTCTTTTCAAATTCTTTAGAAATACTTCTATAACTTTCTTTTATCACACAAGTATTTAGACCAATTAAAATATCTGAACCATTAGCCATTCCACAATACACATCAGAAACATCTAAAATCTGATTAAATATCCAATGACCTATTTTTGCCCATTTAAGATCTAATTCATCGTCTGGTAATCCTAATCTCTGAGGTCTATGACCTGTTAATGCTACTCTCATTTATTACCTCCAATCTTCCAAAGAAACTGTCGCTTCTTATGCTTCATACTTAGCTTTCAATCTTTCTAATTCTGCAAGCTCTTTTTGTTTAATTTCTTCTTCTTTTCTTATTCTCTCTTTTTCTTTGAATGGCGCTGCGAACTTATCATTCATCAATTCAATATTCTTTTGATAAATTTTTCCATTACCGTAGGAACGAAGTATAACTAAATAATCTTGAGCAATTTTTTCTGCTAATTTCCTATCATCGTGGTCAATATTTATACTAAAACATACCCAATTATTTATACATAGTGTTCCTTGCCTTACGCTATTACATCTTAAATCATTATCAATATAGCAACTGTACCTTTCAGGTTCTTCTCTCATAACCCATCTGTTTTCATCATCTTTACAATCAAATAAAACTTCATGACAATATTTTAAAGATACTTTTGACAAATCTTTTTCATCAGTTAAATCTTTTAATGGCTTTACATAATAATCACCATTACCACATACACAGCAATATTTTTCTGCATCTTGACGATTGGTGAAATATCCGACTACATACCAGTCACTATAACAACCGCCAAATACTCCATAAACCATATTCAACACCTCAATATTTTCTATTATTCTTTACAAAACTTCATCGACAATTCCGTACTTGATTGCCTCATCAGAATGAATATAGAAATCTTTCTTCTTTTCACGAATCTCCTTAATATCATCTTTTATAAGATTTGTTCTGTCGATTACATATTCTTCACTCTTTTTATTCAGCCAGTCCATTTCTTCTCTGTCTTCTACTAAATCCTGATATTTACCACTTTTCCAATAACTCATCTGATGGTACATAAATGTTGAATGTTTGTAGCAAAATCTTTTATGTCCTGCTAAGAAAATCTCAAAAGCTGCACTCATTGCACATCCTGTACAATATGTATATATTGGAGTTTTGCTATTAAGAATGACATCAATTAATCCCCACATATCATAAATAGATCCACCATACGAGTTGATGTATAGTTTAATTGGTTCACGCTTATAATCTTTTCTTTCTCATCTTTCTCATCATCTTCTCGAATCTGTTGTAAAATGCTCCATGTTAATTTACCAATAGATTCGTTGTCTACATAATCAGATAAAAACAATGTCTTTTTGTCTGTATTTGCATATGAATTATCTCTTGAACTCATAAATCCTCCTATTTTGTTATTTTTATTGTTTCAGTGTACAACATATAGTATGTTTTTATGTTATATATACACTATATATTGTGTTAAAAAGAAATCCGTCTTTCATTAGATTTTTAAGTCTCTGAAACGCCCTATTTATGGGCATTCCAGAAATCCTCTACTGTATTATTCTCTTAAAATACTAACTTTGGATGAGCTGTGTCATATAAACACTGCTGTAAGTGAGTCTGTTTCTTACTTACACCCTCTTTACTGATAGCCATTCTCAAAGCACCAGTTTGAGCAACCAAATCACATTTTTTCTTTGCTCTTGTAATTCCTGTATATAATAATTCTCTTGTTAAAAGGGAATATGATGAAAAATCAATGCCGAAAATAACATGATCGAACTGAGAACCTTGAGACTTGTGAACTGTAATTGCATAACCAAGTTCAATACTATTAACTTGTGTTCCTTCTACATATACCTCTCCAATACCCATAAATGAAATAAGCACTGCTTTATCTTCTGGAAATACCTTTTTAATAATACCAAGATTACCATTAAAGATAGGTGGATTGGTTTTGTATGTATTCTGTGTATTGATAACTTTGTCTCCTTCTCGAAGAATTGTTACTTTGCCCTGTGATACAACCTCAATC